GTAACTGGTGCTATTAATGCCTGTATCATAAACTTTTCCCCATTTTCTCAATTAATCTTTCAGCCCTGTTAGTGGTTTGCCTATACCAAAGTGAATCTTTCATTTCAGCTTGTGCCTTTGCAATATCCCCATCAACTAAGGCTTGTTTAAAATTTCTAAATTTATTTAATCTTGGTAAACCTAACTGAAACACCATTTCAGTCACACATTCTTTAATATTATCGTCTATTTCCATACCCTCACAGAACTTTTCCATATCATTTATAGCAACATATAAATCAGCCTCAAAACATTCAGCAACCCTTATTTTAGATACTTTTGTACCAACTTTCATTTCGTTTTCTGGGTCTGATGCCCTCACTAAATGACCCACTCCAAAAGTTTTATATCCTAAATGGTCATTATAAATTTCGTATTTTACACCTTCTTCAAACATTATTTTTTCTTGCAATTCTTTTAAATTCATTATTTATCCCCTTTATGTTCGTGACCCATCCAAATGCCAAATACACCTGTCATAACACCCATTACAACCGATACAAAGGCTGACTGTTGTGAGCTAGGATTATCTAAATCCATAAACCATTCAGCACATCTCCAACTCATTATGGTACTCGCAAGCATCATAAATCTTGGTAATATTTTCCATTTTAAAAATGTTTCAACAGTCATTGTTTTAAAACCTCATTTAATCCAAAACCCTCTAATAAAACAAGGGTAAAAAATAATAACAAAATTCCACCTGCTATAAGTTTACCAGAAAAATTAGTTGAGCCAATCTTTATAGCTACAAATTCATTACCCAATATTCTTAAAGATAATTCAAAACTATTTTGACCAATATCTAAATTGACTATTTTTTTATCTTTTTCCATTAATACACCTTTATTTTCTCTGTATCTACAAAAGGGATTAGCTTACAAATACATTCATAGACCTGTGGTTTGTCGTCTTTCATGTAGGATTGATTGTTTAGTTTGTCTCTGTACTGTATGCAGATATTAACATTTTCAAAGTAAATACCACCATTAACAATACCATTTAATGTGCAAGCAAGCATAAAGGCTGTCATATTATACCTTTCTTCTTGGCTATAATTGCAAGGACTGTAATAACACCAGATAATAATGCAGTAATAAGAATAGCTAATATTACTTTCATCATAATATCTTTGATTTTTTCTCTTTGTTTTTGTGCTTTTATTTTAGCTTCTTGTCTGGCTTTCCGAGCATCAGCACAAAATCGGACATAATCAGTATATAGATTAGCCCTGCCATATAATTGCATAAATTCTCTAAGTTGTTCGTTTTTGACCCTAATTTGTTCCAGAGCCATAAACTCCTCTAGGTCATTATCAGTTTTTCCTAGAAAATTTGTCCAAATACTATTCTTTTTTTTATATAAATCTTGTTTTAATTGTTCCTCAGCACCTACAAATTTGGCGATTGCTGACCCTGCTGAAGATAGTTCTCGACCATTTTGAATGGTCTGTTTTATAATTGCGAAAGCACTATTAGCGACCACTAGCATTTCAAGCATAGTGTCACCTCAATAATAAACCTGCCATCATTACGAGCATTGTTGCTGTTGTTCCTAACATTATTTGCTCAAGCCTTTTTAATCTTGACAAGGTTTGCAACCACCTTTCAGCACATACCGCTTCATGAGTGTCAATTTGAGCCTTTACATCACTCGCTTTTACCATTGTCTTCCTCTTTAATAAATGACTTTGCTAATTGGTCTTTGAAAAACAAATTTGAACCTGTCATCTGGTCTAGCTTAATTTTTAAGCTATCGGCTTCTTGCTGTGTCAGTTTTATCTGAGAATAATAATATTTTTGACTTTCATCTAAATCTTCAAACTTAAACTCTTTATCATTAATTGTTACTGTTTCACTCATTTTATTCCCCTGTAAACGTGTCTGCATCTGTTATAGCTTGGTCTATAACTGTGAAATCAGCATCAACCCAATCATCATAGTTATCCTTCTGATACTTTAGATATCCTACACTACGACTAACCCTTGCTTTCTTTTCCTCAAGTGTCATGTCATAACCATAGTTATCTTTTGTTGCATCATCACCTAAGTTATGTGTAGCAATTACAACATTGATTGTATCTGCTCCATCTAAACAAGCTGAATGTGCTTGTGCTATTTCTTCTGCTGTTCTTGCCATTTTATTCTCCTTCTAATGTTGCTACTTTTTGCTCTAATGTTTCAATCCTTGTCATTGCTTCTTGTAGTGCTTTGACTGCTTTCATGTAAAGAACAGATGATTTTACTGATTTTGTTGTTGTGCCTAAGTTATTGTTATTTCTATCAAGGTCTGGATTGTCTTTGACTAAACCACCCATTCCCGCTTCTTCAACTTCTTGAGCAATTACACCTATTCTCCAATGTGCATCGCTATCTCCAGTAGCTACATCAGTTTTGAATTTATATTTACGAATTGTAAGTGCTTTGATGTCATTCCATTGAGATGAAGCATCTGTAATTTGTTCTTTAAGTTTTATATCAGATATACCACCATAACTATCATCGTGATTAACCACATCACCATCTGATAATATTTTTAATCTTTCAGCACCAGTAGAACCCTCACATTTTAAAAAATAATTAAAGTTATCGTCTGGGTCTGCATCACTAAAATCAATAAATACACCATATGGGCTTGCTGATGAATTTTCTACGAACAAAGCAACGTTATTAGTTATATCACTGTGTATTGTATGAGAACCAGTAGATAATCCCCTTTCGGAATCGCTTAGATTAGTAGTCCAAGTAGTAGTACCACCACCTAAAGTAAATTGTCTCGGATTACCATCACCATCTGATAACACAATATTACCATTTGCTGTTCTTATGTCTAAGCTACCTTGATTGCCACTATAAGAACCAATAATTGTATTCTTTTCTCCAGTGGTAATTACACTTCCTGCTCCATGTCCAATCGCAGTATTCAAACCACTTGTAACAGAAGTATGATTTAAATTTTCTAAAGCACTTCTACCTATAGCAGTGTTTCTGTCACTTTTAGTATTTGTTGTGAGGGCTGAGTATCCAATAGCAGTGTTTCTATCAGCATCAGTTAAAGCATCACCTGCTAGACCACCAATTAACGTGTTCTCAACTCCTGTTGTTACTGCATATCCTGCAAAAGAACCAACAGCAGTATTATAACTATTTGTTGCACTACCATAATTTTGACTTCTTAAGGCAGAAGCACCGATAGCCACAGAATGTGAGCCAAGTGTATTAGTTCCTAGAGCATCATATCCAACAGCTACATTCTCATCAGCATCAGTGGTAGCATCACCTGTAAGTCCACCAATAAAGACATTTTTAATTCCTGTTGTTACTGATAACCCTGCTGAATATCCAATCGCTATATTAAAAGTATCTGTACTAGAGGTAAAATTTTGAGTGCCTAAAGCACTATCTCCAATAGCGACAGACTTGTTTCCTTTTGTATCTGCTGTTAAAGCATTGATTCCAATAGCTACATTAAAATCTGCATCACTTAATGCTTGACCTGCAAGACCACCTATAAGAGTATTTTGGATTCCTGTTGTTATTGACAATCCTGCACTATGTCCAACTGCTGTATTATAAACTGTTGTTGCTGAACTAAAGTTTTGTGTTTGTAAAGCACCAGTTCCAACTGCAACAGACCTTTGCCCTTCAGTATCTGTAGTTAATGCTGTTCTTCCTATTGCAGTATTTTGTTGTCCTGCAACAAGAGCATCTCCTGCTTGATACCCAAGCAAAACATTTCTTTGTCCTGTTGTATTTGATGCACCTGCATTATATCCTAAAAACGTATTTTCATCACCAGTAGTAATCGCTGTACCTGCTTCATCTCCAACTACAGTATTGTAATTACCACCACTTACAATAGAGTTACCTGCATTGACACCTGCTCTATAGTTAGATATTCCACTTGTTGGGGTACTTATTGAACCATCTGCTGAAATCTGTAATCTATCAACTCCTGCTGTCACAAATCTTAATATGTCTGTGCCACCTCTATAGATACCCATATTCGTATCAGAGTTAAATGTTAAAGCAGGTGCTGATACTGTTCCATCATCTAGTTGTAATGTGCCACTTAAAACAAATTTATCATTAGTCTGGTCTAATTCTGCAAACTTTATCCAAGCATCATTATCTTCGTTTCTGATATACATGATGTTGTTAGAACTATCGTACCACCACATATTAGCAAAAGTTGTGCTAGGTGCTGATGTTCCAGAGTTATTACTGGCTAGTGCTTGTAAAGCTGAGTTCAAATCCGCCCTAAAAGCAGGAAAACTTTGGTTTGCTAACGTAAAATCATTTTGTGACATATTTTAACCTCATGATGCTAGTTCTCCATATCCTCTTACCACATAATCAAATGTTCTGTCTATTGTGGCATTAGAACTGTTAAAAAATTCTATAGTAAATCCAGTAGCACTTTTACTAGTTATAGCATAATAATCACCACTAGCCAAGTTACTAGCAGAAATTCCTACACCCTCAATTTCCTTAAATGCAGGACTGAAAGTTATAACCTTACCATTTGTGTCAGTTCCACTAGCAATATCTTTTTCTGAATAAACCCTTTCTGGCATATCCACTTGAACTGATAACCCAGTTACTTTAGGAGTTGCTTCAACATCTTCACTTAATAAAACAGCCCTAAATTTAAAAGCCCTACCAGTATAATCACCCACATTAAACTTTTGAAAACTAGAGTATGTGCCACTTACTGGGTCTCCGTTTGTTTTAGCTATCTGTAGCTGTACGTTTACATCTCCAAAGGTATCATTAGCTCCATCAAATAAACCCTCTCTAGCATCAAAATTACCCTGTGCATCATCAAATAAATTTACATAGTCTTGTCTTTCCATATTTACTGTAGCTGTTATTCTACTACTATAAACACCACCAGTATCTATATA